TCCAAGATTTGGATGTCAGTGCGCGAGGCATTCGTGCTTCGGTTTCCGCCTGATGCGTCAGGGTAGATATAAACCGGGCGTCCATCAGCTCGGCGTTGTATTTCTTGTGCCATGGCGTCGGTGTCATGTGCGCCACTGATCTCATCGACCAGGAGAAGGTTTTCTCCAAGACGAACACCGATGACTGCGTTTGAGTTGCCAACGTTGAAGTCGCAGCCGACGCGTAGAGGTTCGCGGCTTACGTCTGGGATGTTGGTTATGACGTGCTTTGCCCGGTCAAAACGGTCATAGACCTGACCAGTTGTGAGTGAAACAAACTCGCCCTGTAGGTACGCCTTGAGAAGGCTGGGATCGTAGTTTGCTTCGAGTCGCTCGATGAAGTCTTGGGGCAGCCAAGGATTGTCTGCCGTGCGCATCTTAATCAGCTTTCTGTCTGTGCGCTGCTGCGCATCCTCTGAACCAAAGGTGTTCCACATCCAGCGGAAACCTTCAGGTGTTGAGGCAGCACCGAACTGACGCACATTGCCAGAGCGAAGACGACCAAGAATCTTGGGAAACGCCTTCTCAGCAATAGATGGCGCAACGGTATCGATCTCGTCAGCCAGCACCCAAGCGAGGTTCAAGCCGATGATGCGTGACCAGTTTTCAAAACTGCGACAGATTATTTTTGTGTCACCGCCAGGCAGGTGCAGAACGTATTCAGCCAAGGGAGATGCCCTGAAGCTGTAGGGGATGTCGTACTGCTCTAAGAATGCGTCGAAGTCGTTCTGCCAAATGTCACGAATCAAAGGGCCTGTTGGCTCCATGACACAGCCAACAAAGCCTTGATTAGCGATAGCAAGGGCCAGGGCTTTTGCGCACAAGCTTCTGGTTTTACCAGCCCCATAGCCCGCAGAAAGCCCAATGATCTGCGTTGATTGATCGTCTACAAAAGCAAGCTGACCTGGGTGCAGATCAGCTTTGATGCGCTGCACTAAGCCGTCTGCTGATTCCTGCGTTGGCGGCGTGGCAAAGGCTAGAAGCGGCTCAGAGTCTGTAAGCCCTGTCAGCAGTGGCATTAGATGTCGAAGCGCAGCAGCTTGGCTTGGGTCTCTAAAGCCTTGATTGCCAGCTGGAGATTGTCGTCCTTGCCAGCCTTCTGCTCATATTTAACAAGGCGTGCGATAGCGGCAGCCAACCATTCAGGGCGCTCAATCTCTGCATCCTGTTGGATTAACTGGCGAGCACGTTGCATGTAGATGTCAGCAGTCCTTTCGCTGACATCCCACTGCTCCGCCGCATATTGCAAGATCTCAAACCGAGAATACGACTTAATTAGTAAGCCATAAACAGTTCGGACCCTGCTTTCAATTTCTGCGTTCGTACTTTTCGCCATGCCCTGAAAATAACAGGGGTTTGAGGCAAGGGTAGCTCAGAAGCGTTCGGGTTGATGGGCTTTGCGCCAATAGTCGGTGAGACGAACAACCTTGTCTTCAACAAGGTGCATCGAACTGACTGTTGCCTTGAACTCCCCGACCAAGACTTGGATTGCTCCGTCCGGTAAGTTTCGGATCTTTGGATTTGGCGTAGGCAGCTCTGAGGGCATGTTCGTAGCGCAGGAAGGCCTTGAGATCATGATGGCGCTGGATAGCGCGAAGGGAATCGTCTTGGATCAGCACAGGTTCAGCTGCTGATGGTGCTTCTCTCCAATCTTGACGCGCCTGCCTCGCTGAGGCGGATAAATCCTGTCCATCTTGTGATTTACCTGTTTCAGGCTTGTCTCGCTCAACATGATTGCAGTGCAAGCCGAAACCATAGGTTTTACAACTTCGTTAAGAGCATCTTCTGTTAGGAGTTGGTGATGCTTATGGGCACGCCTGCCATTTTCATCGGCAGGATTTCGTTCTTGCAAAACCTCATAAACGTCAGCGGGAAGCCTGTCATAGATTAGGTTTGCGATCATCGGCTTTACGGCCTGCGAGGGGCTATTGATGTCTAATTTGCTGACCCGTTTAAATTCAATTTGAAACTGACGCGGGAACAGTTTTCTATATTTTCCAATTTCAAGTCTTACAAAATAATCAATCAACCTTTCATCCTGCGACCTGCTGTCTTCAACATTAAAAGCCTCTTGAAAGCTGCGTTCAAGGCTGACAGACGCGAGGGCTTCGAGGATCTCCCATGCAGCCTCTTGGCTCTCGCCGTCTCCATAGCGAGCTTCGTAGCTCCAAGCGGCTTGTGCTAATGGCAAAGACAAGAGGCGTTCTGGCCTGCCATGGAGCTTGAGGACGGGATGCTGGCCATACTTTTCCGAGTCCGGGCCTTTTGAGGGCAAAATTGCATGAGACTCATTGCGCTGCAATGGATTTACCCCCGGGCCCAAGAGGTGGTCAACAATTTTTGAGACGCGCTTGTGATCCCTTTGAATAGCGCGTCCAGTGCTGCTTAAGCCTTGGCGGAACTCGCCATTTGGCATCATGAAACCATCGATCTCGTAAGGACCGATCTTGATGGTTTTACGAACGAAGGTCATCGTTCGCGGCTCAGGATGCGCCAGGGAGTGGTTTTTAGCCATGACAAGACGTAAGTAACTGAAATTTAGTGTCGGGGGATAGATCAGGCCTGAAGTCCTGCCCTGCCTTTCCCTCTTGGGTGTTGTATAGCTTTCAGCCTGCTGGGGGAAGAGTCAGGCATCAGGCTCCCCGACGTATGGCTAGTCGTATTCCTCCACGGTGTAGGAGAAGCCGCAATCTTTGGCGTCTTTGACGAGCTGATCACGCTCATGCTCGGTGTAGGCCCATTCAGTCCATTCGAGCCTGTCGTTGAGCTTGGCCTCGACGTAGTAGCGAGTGGCGGGTTCCATGGTTTTCAGCTTTAGAAGGTTTGTGGCCTCAAGCTGATCTTGATGCTGCTGGAAGGACTCGAACAGGTCGAGCATGTAGTTGTGATGATCCATGACTCAGGCAAAGACAACTTGATTGATGAAGTCACGGATACCTTGGTCATCCAAGTTTTTGACAAGGCGCTTGGCGGTTGTCGTGCCGTTTTCGTCGAGGCAGATGACCTCGTACTTGCCAGGGAAATACTCGTTGATCGTGAAAGGCAGCTGCTTTCGGTCCAACTCTTGGCAAGCGGCGCAAACAATGTCCCAGGTGCTTGCGATTTTCATTGGGGGCTCCAGGTTGTGCCGTCTCCGGCTGATGCAATCAATATGGCATACCAGCAAGAGGGCGTCAACCCTCTGCTGCTAATGCGCAAATGACAGTACAGATGATTGGCTCCAGCTGGTGCCTGGGGATTCCGTTGTACTGGCGGCTTACAGCAGTAATGGCACGGTCAATAGCGTCGCGGCCTTTGGAGACCACCACAGGCTTGTAACCAGGCAAGGGGCTGCGTTGGCCTTCAGGTGTAAGGACAAGCTGCCTGAGCATGTCTTGACGGCTCATGCCGCGCTTTTCAGCTTCGCTGGTCAGGTAGTCACGCTCTGCGGCAGTGAGACGCAGATCAACGCGGACAGGCAATGCACGAGTGGGCTCAGTCATCAGAAATCAAAAGGATCGGGTTGAGGTGTTGGGATTGGAGCGAGGTCTCTAGGGCTTGGCCCTGCTTCGACCTGCTCAGCTTTGGGTTGCTCACGCAACAGGTTGCGATGGTTTTTGCTGATGCTGCCGGGAGGTGGCACATCAAGGTCTTCAAGTGTCCAGTAACCCTTGGCAATGCCATCGCGCAGGGTCTTGATCGTGCTGGTGATGTCCTGTAGTGGATTCATCAGTAAGGACGGCTGGCTTTGTATTCAGCATCAGCCGCAGGATGCAGGATGAACCTGCCGGGCATGATGCCTTCAACGGGTGGGCAGTAGGTGCAGTAGCGGCCTACATGATCAAAACGGCCCATGCAGTAAGGAGCAGCAGGACGAACGCGGCCATCCATTTGGTTGAGAGCAGATTCCATGTCACCTGCGCGGATGCACTTGAAATCTGGCTGGGCTCCCTCTTTTGCGTTCGTTGGCACCACGGCGTAAACAAACGAATCAGCAGCGTCAGGTTCAAACAGTTTCATCAGAGGAACATTGATGACTTAGTGGGCGCGGGTGTGTTGTCTTCGAGGTAGACGGCATAGCACTCATCACGCAACCAACGAAAACAGTCAGGCAAGGGTGATGCAAACTCACCAACACCTTGCCTTGACCTGATGTCTTCAATGGCACCGTCGATAGCACGCATGAGGTCGTCAGGTTGTAACTCGTCAGGGACAAGTTGTCCCCAAAGCTGCATTGCCTTGGGCTTGGACTGACCGTTGGCACGATGCCGACAACCCTGATACCGCTTCCAAAAGGCCTCGAACTCAGGGGTGCCCTTGGTCTTCTTAGCGCGTGGTTTACGGGCTTTTTCTACTTTAATTTCGTTTTTAACAACTATATGTTTTTTTTCGTGGTCAGGTTCTTGGGCAGAAGACTGAACAGCCTCTGTCTGATGCGGAGGTAGCTGCTGCTGTTCAGCAGTTTCTTCTGCGCTTTCAGGTTGCTTCAGCGAAGGCTTATTACCTGTGAGAGGGCGAAGGTTACCTTGTTGTGGTCCCGCACCAGCAGAGCACGTGGCTAG